TTCAGATACAGATTTAGATGCTAACCAAGTTATTAATGAAAATGGTTTTTTTAAATTTCCAATAAATCCATAAGGGTTTATTGTTTCGTCTATCTCATTAATCTTATCAGATTTTAAATAATTTTTAATTATATCTTTAACTGATTCTGATATTTTTTGAGAAATAGGAAATTTCTTTCCAACTTTTACTGTTTCATTACTAAGAGCTTCTCTTGATATTAAATTTAACGTGAATATCTCTCTCTGTGCCTCCACCATAACATCACTTACTGATGATACAAAAAAGTATTTTGTTATATCTTCAGAAAAATCTAAAGTTGGATTATTTGGTGAATTGGATGCTATCTTTATAATAACTCTTTCACCACCACGAAATGGTAATCCATTATAAACACCAACCATATGTCCATCCTCATCAGGAGTACCGCCACCAGTATTTACAACTATAACTCTTGCAGTCAAAGTAGGTGACATTATATTTTCAAAATAAGTAAAACCAACCACACCCTGTGAAATATCTACAGTTTTTCTTCGTTTAGGATCTTTATCATTTGATTCTACGAGAAATATATCATATGCTGATTTATCTACTGCTGCCATTTTATGTACTTAATATAAGAGAGTGTATTTTAGCGATTGATGTATCTGAGGTATTTGATTCTGGTATTTCTAAAGTATTTGAAAAATTAGGCATTGAAATATTTTGATTAGTATTTTTTGATTTACCTTCAGTAATTATAACAGTTGGAACATTTGTATTTCTAGTAGTATTTACATTTTTCACACTATTTCTTCTTATTGTAAGATAATTTTGTGGATCTGTCTCTTTGTCTTGTAATGCAATTACTTTTTCATAAAAATCAATTTTTCTCTGTACTCCCTCTAATTTTTCATTGTCACCCGTTTCTTCATAATTTTCCTTTCTTATTAGTGCAGCATCTAATTTTTGTTGATAATTTTTATCTCTTTCTTCAGGTAAACCTGTTCCACCTTCACCACCTGCACTCCCTGAACTAGCTGAACCACCTGGATTTAAAAAATTCATTGCAGTTTTGAGATTGTTTGTATCCTTTTTTGTGGCAGCAGTTTTTTCAGCTTTAAATTGTTTTTCACTTTTAACAACTCTTTCTGCTGAAGTTGTTGCATCCTTTACTCCTGTTATTAAATCCTCCTCATTTACACCCTTATCATTAATTTGTTCCTGATTTTGTTCCCCTTCATTATTATTTTCTTCATCTAATGAATTAATTAATCTATCTAAGTCTTCTTCATTAACATTCTCTCCCTCTTCTGCACCTTGAAGTTCTTCCATCTCTGCATAAGCTGCATCCATCTCAGATTCAACATCTTCACCATAATTTAATTGACCAGTCTCTTTATCAATATCATCGCCTGTCATTCCTAATTTTTCTGGATTATTAAAATCTTTTGCTGCTAAAAAGAATCCTTGATATAAACGTTGTAAACCCTCCGTCGTATTTTCAAAGATTGTTTCTGCCTCAGTTCTAAAATTACCAAAGTCAAAGGTAGGTAAACTATCAAACGCTGCTGATATTCCTTCACCTATCCCCGTAAAGAATCCTTTGAGTTCATCTATGAAACCAGTGAGTGAAGTAACAAATTTTTGAATTCTAGTTATCAATCCTCCAATTGCTTTTAAAATTTTAGGAAGAGTATTAACAAACCAACCAATCAATACTATTCCAAAGAAATCTAGAATTCTACCTAAAAATCCTCTTGTACTTCTTTGAATAATATTTCCTTCTTTCTTTGTTACACCACTAATACTTGCTGCTTCTAATTCATCCTCTCTATCCTTTCTTCTTACATTTTCTCTTCTTTTTCTAAAATATTCATTTTCCTTTCTTATTAAATTAGATTTAAACAAATTTGATTCTCTTGTTTTCTCTACAATTTGATTTGCAATGACATTAGATCTTCTTAATCCTTTTGAAAAATTGGTAGCAGAACTTCTTATAGAATTAATACTAATAGATGACCTTAGTAACGAGTTTCTTCTTTCTCTTTGCTCTGACATTATACTGATACCACGTTATAATGATGTTGTGCTTGAAGTGTATAATTATTTAAGTAATCTGAAGATGGAATTACAGGAATAGATACAGCGTTTATATTTGAAGAAGGAGTTGCACCAATTTGATTATCCATTCCTTCATCTTGTGTTGTTAGATTTATAATATTTGCAATATTATCATCAAATACTAATGATGCAATTCTTGCATTTTTCATAGAACCATCTGCATCTAATGGTTTAATCTCTTCAAGACCATGCAATTTAACAAAGGCACCACTCTCTGGTGCTTTAATGACACCACCAAATCTAAAACCTTTATCTTTGTTAAATGAACTACCCCTTTTCTTATTTCTCTCTTTATTCATTTCTTTGGATGCTTCTAAAGCAGGTTTTTCTCTATTAGCACCCGTTATAGAATTTACGATACCCCCTGTAAAATTCTTCAATCTCTCAGTTAATCTTGAAGGATTAAATCCTAATATTTTCTCAGTTGTGTCTGGGAATGATATACCTAATGCAGCTAAAATTCCTCCAATAATACCACCAGCTTTTGCCCCCATAAGGGCACCAGGTCCAGCACCTATTCCTCCAAAAAAGAATCCGATCAAACCACCTAATGCTGCACCAATTTTTGCTCCTGCAAATGATCCAGCTTTGACTGTCCCAAGGTAGACTGCAAAATCTGTTGCCACTCTTGTAGCAGCTTCTGCGAATGCTTGAAAATTGTTATTTCCTTTTGCCTTAGATTCATTGAAATCGTTTATACCGTCCAAAGCATATTGAAACGCTACTAGAGCATTAAAAAATCCAAAACCAGGTATTTTACCTTTTGGAACACCTTTAGGTCTAAATCCTAATCTCGCTTTAATTTTATCAAAAAATCCAGCAAATGTACCGACTCCTCCAGCGATACCTAAATTTCTTAATGCATTTCCTCCCATTCTGAGACCGCCAGCACCTCCTCGTCGAAGAAAATTAAAAACGCCACCAACTCCTAATCTTATGAAATTAAGAAACTTTGCTATATTATTAAATATAAATGCTGTTAATCTTTGAAAAGGTTGAATTAATATTGAACCAAATGTTAATCTAAGTGCAAAGGCACCTATGAATTTTGTAAGAGCAAATATTTTACCAAGTCCAGTTGTAGTTAAAAGAACAATACCACCAAGAGCCAGTAAATCTGTAAGGAATTTTGTTTTGAATTTATTCAGACCATCTACATTTCCCTGAGATTTTAATCTGAAAAAAGTTAATACTTGATCTGTTAACCATCCACCAGCAATAACTAAAAGGAAATCGGTTAACCTTCCCAATAATCCTTTCGCAAAATTTGCAACTCTACGAACAGGTGTTAGTAATGCAAATTGTACTTTTTTTTCTAACTGACTTTCTTTTCCTTCTCTTAAACCTTGCTCCGCTAATTGTGCTTCTCTCTGTTCTTTTGCTTGTTGTTTCTTTCTCTCTAGTTGATCACTTAATGCTAAATTATCTTTTATCGCACTTAAAGATGTATTGATATTATTAACTCTCTCATTAATACCTGTAAGTTGTGATGACACATTTGTAAGTGTCAATGAATTTTGTGTGATTAAACTTGTTGTTTGAGGATCACTTACTTGTTGAGGTAACGCACGACCAGTAAAGACACTAGAAGAAACACTTCTTCTAATACCTCTAATACTCCCTGCTATCGGTGATGCTAACGTTTGTTGCTCCTCATCCATTACGTTCTTGTTGTGCTTTTAGATTTTCCTCTTCAACATATTGTTGTAAAAGTGAAACATAAATTTCTCTTTCCCACGGAATCATATTCTCAAGTTCAGTTAAGCTATATTTATGGTGTTGTATTAAGGAAAAATTTAATTTGTAGTATGACGCAAGATCTTCATGTGCCATACTTATCCGAAAAAATTCTGTAAACCCTCAATTTTTATTTCACTTTCAACCTTTGTATTTGGATTAGTGACTTGAACTGTATGAGATAATTTAGGCATAGTCTCAAAGAAATTTTCAACTTTTTTAAATTGACTAGAATTTAAAGATTCAACAAATGTTGTTAACTCTTTCTTCGTACATTCCTCAGATGCCCAAGATTCTTCTTCAGAATAAACTTGATCTATACAAGACGCTATCAAGTCAAAAGTGTCGTCTACATTCATTTCCTGCATTGCACCAAAATTATTTTTAATAAATTCATTCAATGAAGGATATTTCATTCTTAGAGTATATACATCATCTAAAATGATATCTGTAGAATGTTTTTCATCAGTTTTGACTTTTATGTTGTCCACATTAATTGACATTGGAACCTGAGTTTTACTATCATCAGGACAAGTGACCATTACTTCAATTTGCTCACCCACAGATTTACCACGAATATTTAAAAACAAATATTCTATGTCAAAAGTAGCAAGTTTTTCAACTTTAATTCCTCTTGATAAAATACAATGAGAAATTACATCTTTAACTGCTCTTGCGATCTGTTTTGTATCTTGAGATTCCATTGCTAAAATAAGAATCTTCTCTTCCTTCACAAGGAAGGGTCTATATTTTATTTTTTTATTTGACGAAGGTAACACTAACTCATAAGTTGGTGTTGAAATGGTTGGTAAAGGCATAATAATTACTACACTTCAGTTAATATTATTTATAGTGGTTTTCAAAAGGTTTATCTCATAAACTCTTGAATTGTAGGTCCTAATGGATTTATATTTCTTGTTGAATCTGAACCTGTTCTCACTTCTCTTCTACTTCCACTTCCAATTGTAGTATAAGCTGTTCCTCTATTCAATAATGGTAATCCATCCATTACTTCATTCAAAGAGGTGGCACTATTATAAGGCATACCACTTCCCCTACCAGGTTTTCCAAATCTATTATTCAAATCTATACCCAATGCTCTTGCAAGTGATGATGATTCTCCACAAACATATCTGTCAAAACTAAAACTTGCAGTTGCTTTTAATACTTGAGAATTTTGATATGAAACTCTAGTTGAATTGAGTGATATTGGAAATAATCCGATGAATCTATATTCTAAAAATTGAAAATGATTTTTTTCAAATTTTACTATTCTCGTATCATTTGACTTATATTCATCAGGATATGCCATCTTAAAATGATAAGCATCTCTTATTGGGTCTGCTGTTGACTGTCCTGAAATATATTCCATCCAATGCTCTAAAAATTTCAATGACTTATATTCTAAATCGACGTAAAATTCTAAATTTATCTGTGTAAAATTACGAGTATGAGCGAATCTTTCAACTAAACCTTGATAATCACCAGCGGTATTTAATGCTGCCATTGCACTGCCTGGCAATACAGCATCACTACAAAGTAATCCTATATTGTCAGATATAAAACGATCATTTATACCTTTTTGTCTCATAAATTTTCTTACGGGACTGGTAGGTAATACAAATTTTACTAAGAATTGAGATGTCTGAGCAACATTCTGTATCTTAGGCATTATATCAGATATTCTTCTCGGTCTTGGTGCTGGCACTCTAAATACTTCTATAGTATAGTTATTTAGATGGCTTATAGGGGAAAATACTATCCATCCTTTCCCAGAAAGTATAAAGGTGATCCGACAAACATAATTTACAGGTCACTTTGGGAAAGAAAGTTTATGGTGTATTGTGATAAAAATACAAAGATTTTAGAGTGGGGAAGCGAAGAAATTGCTCTTCCATATATCTCACCTCACGATAGTCGAGTGCATAGATACTTCCCAGACTTTTACATTAAAGTTCAAGAGAACACAGGTAAAATAAAAAGATATCTCATTGAGGTCAAACCACTTAAACAAACAACAAAACCAAAAAGACCAAAAAGACAAACCAAAGGTTACATTCGTGAAGCATTTGAATATGCAAGAAATCAAGCAAAATGGAAAGCAGCAAGAGAGTATTGTGCTGACCGAATGTGGGAGTTTAAAGTAATTACAGAAAAAGAGCTAGACATATGAGTCGTATAGATCCCATAATGAAAAATCTTATTGGTACAGAGAGTCCCGATGATTTAGCAACAGAAGTATTAGGTGTCCTGACTGAGGGGAGTAACGTACCTGAAGCAGGTAATTTTTATGTTTTTGTATATCGTGCAAAAACATCAGGTATCGCATATGATTCGCATCCACTTGTTGCGGTGACTGATGTATTCTCTTGGGGATTCAAAGGATTGAACTATCATTGGGGTGAAATGAGACAATATACATTCCCAGAAGTAGTCGGTGGACTGTACAAAGTAGATGAAATGGAGTTAAGAGATTTAAGAACTTTGCCTTTTGTCAAAATCATACTAAATAGTTAAAAAAAGATATATATGTTTCCCACAAATATAGATCCTAATGGTTCCTTTGCTAATTCAATAAAAAGAGGTAAAGCATTAGCACAAGAATCTAATAATCAGGAGAGACCTAAAAAAACGAGAACTTTTGCTGGTGACAAAAATAATGGAATGGATAGATATCTATCATATCCTATCGCTCGTTCAATGCAAGAAAAGACAGGAGATACTTTACAAATAAAATGTGTTGAATTTATACCACCAGAAAATGGTGCAACAATGGGTGTTTCAACAGAAAATGTTTTATTTGATTTTACTGACGAAAATGGAAAAGAATATAAAAATGATGTAATGTCAAAGAAACAAAAAGAAGATTATAATATGAGAAATCCAAATAATCCAATTGGTGATCCAAAAATTAATGTCAAGTTTTCTGACGTTACCTCTAGACACAAAGATAAAACAACAACAAAATATTATATTGAATTGCCGATGCCTCAAGAATTAAATGATTCTAATTCAGTGACTTGGGGGGATGATCGAGTTAATGCAATCGAATTAGCTGGTCTATCAGTTGCTCAAACAATGATGAAAGAAGGTGTAGTAGGTAGTATTGATGGAGCACAAAAAGCAATCAGAGCATTAAATGCTGGTGTCAAAATTCCTGGTTTGACTGATGATACGCAAAATGCAATCAGAGCAGCAATTTCTGGTGCAGCAGTAGGTCAATTAGGGGGAAATGTTTCTGCTAAAAGTGTTGTTACAAGAGCTACTGGTCAAATCTTAAATAATAATCTTGAACTTTTATTTCAAGGTGTCAATCTTAGATCATTTCCCTATAGCATAACATTTTCACCTCGTAGTTCAGATGAGTCAAGAGTTGTAAAATCAATTATTCGCTCTTTAAAAATGTCAATGGCTGCAAAAGCAGGAGAATTTAATGGAGGTGCTCAAGGAATATTTTTAAAATCACCAGATGTATTTCAACTTAAATATTTAAGAGATGGAATTGAACATCCATTTTTAAATAAATTTAAACTGTGTGCACTAACAGGATTGAATTTGAATTATACAAATGCTGGTACTTATGCATCATATGAAGATGGTACACCAGTAAATATAAGAATGGATGTTACATTTAAAGAACTTAATCCAATATACTTTGAAGATTACTTACAGGGTGATGCAGGACAAGGAGTAGGATACTAATGGGATATTTTAACGAACTGCCAAATATTGCATATCAATCACCACTATCACATAAAAACTCATCTAGAGATTATATTATAATAAAGAATATTTTTCGTCGAACTAAATTATTTGATTACTTAAAAGGTTCTGTATCGGCATTAAATAGATTTGTCATTGAGAATGGTGAAAGACCAGATACAATTGCAGAGGAATTATATGGGGATTCGAGATTAGATTACATAGTAATTTTAGTTGCAGGTATAATTAACATTAATCATCAATGGCCATTACAAGACCATCAAGTTTATAATTATGCTTTAGAGAAATATGGTTCTGAAATTAAAATGAATGAAGTTCACCATTACGTAACATTTGAAATTAGAGATGAGCAAGAACGTCAAATATTACCACCAGATTTAATCGTTGATGCTGATTTTAAAATTGACGGTACATCTATCAAATATCCAAGTACTACAAAATACACAATAATATCAGATATAGGTAATAGACAACTTGATGATAAAAATCAATTTACAGTATTAACT